CAAAATGCACAAGATGCCTAATGGTAAAATGATGTATAACTCTAAAATGAAAAAGGGTAAGTGCTAATCATGGCTTCAAAGGTTAATGCTGCTAAGAACTATACTAAGCCTTCTTTACGTAAGAAGATAGTATCTCAAGTCAAAGCATCAGCAACTCATGGTACAAAAGCAGGACAATGGAGTGCTCGTAAAGCACAACTAGTAGCAAAGAAGTATAAAGCTGCTGGTGGCGGTTACAAATGAGTGCTCTAGCTAAATCTCAAAGGTCACTTAAAGCTTGGGGTGATCAGAAGTGGACAACTAAGTCAGGTAAAAAGTCTAGTGTAACAGGTGAAAGATACCTACCTGAGAAAGCAATTAAAGCTTTATCTTCACAAGAGTATGCAGCTACAACTAAAGCTAAAAGAGCTGGTAAAGCTAAAGGCAAACAGTTTGTAGCTCAACCTAAAAGTATTAAAGCTAAGACTAAACCATATCGAAAGGTATCTTAAATGGCAACTAAATCTAAAAATTGGATTGCTGATGCAATCAAAAAGCCTGGAGCACTTAAAAAGTCTATGGGTGTTAAGAAAGGTGAGAAGATTCCTGCAGGTAAATTGGCAGTTGCTGCTAAAAAACCTGGTAAAATGGGTCAACGTGCTCGTTTAGCTCAAACTCTTAAAGGTTTTAAGAAGTAATGGCTACTAAAAAGAAGGGTGTTAGCTTATCCATAGGCCGTGGTGAGAAGTTACCTGTCTCTAAAGGAGCAGGTTTGACTGCAAAAGGCCGTGCTAAGTACAATGCAGCTACAGGTTCTAACCTAAAAGCTCCTCAACCAGGTGGTGGCCCACGTAAAAGATCATTCTGTGCACGTATGTCTGGTATGCCAGGCCCAATGAAGGATAGTAAAGGGAGACCTACTAGAAAGGCAGCATCGCTTAAACGTTGGAAATGTAGCTAATAGTTATGCAAAACTATTTAGATATGTTTTTAAACTACGTAAGTGGATTAACAGGTAATAATAGCCCTCAAATTACGGGTTATGCACCTCAACCTGTTCCAGGTACATACAATCCTGGACCAGCTACTAACCCACCAGCGGTTAATCCTAATATACCTAATCCTAACAATTATAGATTTATTAATGGCAAGCCTGTAGCAGATTTACCAGAACCTGGTGAAAAAACATTAGATGTATTCCCAACAATACATTCATTAGAGCCTACTAAATTAAATAAAGGCACACCTTGGGCAGGTCAAAAGATACCTGAAGATTATTTAGGTGGCCTAGCTTATGCTCAAGCTAAAGCTAAAAGTATTGGTTTACTAGATGATGAAACACTTAATCAAATGCTTCCTCTTGCTACTAGAGAAAGTAGATACAAAGACTATGGAAACAATGGTGTATTTGTAGATTATAAAACACCACCTCCTAAAGAATTAGAAGGGATTATCTCTGAGTCTAATAAATTAAGAGCTCAAGAACTTAAATTAGAAGCACAAAAAGATAAAGCTTTTAAATTAAAAAATATGCCTTTATTTGGAGATCTTGTAGTTAAACAAAAAGAACTTGAAAAGCAAAGAGAAGCTATAGATGCTAAGATTTTATCTAATGAAAAATGGACATCAAGAGCAGAATCTTACAATAACATTAGTGATAAAGTAGAAAAACTTGGCTTACAAAGATCTATGAATCAAGAGTTAGTTAGAGACAGACAAGGACGTATTGTATCAAAAGCTGATGTATATAGAGCACATGATTTAGATACATATGAAACAAAAGCATTACATGTTCCTCTAGCTCTTTACAATAAAAAGTTTGAGAATCCAGAAGCAAAAGGTTTAGCACTTACTAAGACGTTTGTAGGTGGTGGTGATGCAGCAGCAGCTAGAAATAAACAAGAAGCTGAAATTGCTAGAAACATTTACTCACATCAAAAGAATAAACCTGTAATGGATTACTATACAAACCAATATAATAAATACTATACAGAGATGTCAAAAGGTAAACGATAATGCCTAGCTCACCAAATTATAAACGTAACTATAAACAAGAGTATGATTTATTTGCTGACTCTACTAAAGCTAAAAAAGATAGAGCTGCAAGAAACAAAGCTTCTAGAGCTAAAGGTGCTGGACCTACTGATGTAGATCATAAGAAACCTTTACGTGCTGGAGGATCTAAAGCTTTAAGTAATACACGTACACGTTCAGTTTCAGCTAATCGAGCTGACAATGGACATAAACCTGGTGAGAAACAAAAAAGACATAAATGAAATTAACACCTGACCTAATACATGGGTTTGCAGGTTCGATTTTAGCAAAGAGGTACGATGGTTCAACCCCTACTCCGCAATGTCATTTAGAGTGGTGGGATCTTTGTTGCAGCGAAAACCCTTTAGTAGCTATTGCAGCACCCCGAGCCCACGGGAAGTCAACTGCAATTACTCATGCTTACTTACTCGCTGCTCTTTTATTTAGGGATAGAAAGTTTGTATTAATTGTTTCTGATACTGAGAACCAAGCTATTAACTTCTTAGGTGATATTACTAACGAGTTAAAAAACAATGAAGATTTAATTTCTTTATTTGGAATTAAAAGTTTTATTAAAGAATCTCAAACAGATATTATTGTAGAGTTTGATGATGGAGAACAGTTCAGAGTTTTAGTACGTGGTGCAGAACAAAGAGTACGGGGTCTTAAATGGGACCAACGTAGACCTGATTTAATTGTATGTGATGATTTGGAAGGCGATGAACAAGTACAATCAAAAGAACGACGTGAAAAGTTTAGAAGGTGGTTTTATGCTGCACTTCTTCCTTGTCGGTCTCAGCATGGTATTGTACGTGTTGTGGGAACTGTGTTACATCTCGATTCCCTACTCAATCGTATTATGCCTCCCGATTATGATGGCGATTATATTAAGGTTGAGCCTTTAAAAACTTATTCAACACGTAAACGTGTAGAGTGGAGATCTGTAAGATACAGAGCACACTCAGATGATTATAAGGATATTCTTTGGGCTGATAGATATACAGCTGATTTCTTTATAGATAAAAAAGATGATTACACTAAACAAGGTATTCCAGAAGTATATGCACAAGAGTTCCTCAATTATCCTATTGACGAGTCTACTGCTTATTTTAAACGTCCCGACTTTATTGAAATTCCTAAGTTTACATTAGATGCTATTAGACATAAAGAAAAAAAGCTTAGTTATTATGCTGCAGTCGACTTCGCCATTTCTACTAGAGAACGTAGCGATTACACTGTCATTGCTATTGGTGGAATTGATTCAGATGGCATAATGAACATAGTAGACATTCGAAGAGGAAGATGGGATTCCTTAGAGATTGTTGAAGAGATGTTTGCAGTACAAAAGAAATATGAACCTCAATACTTTGTTACTGAAAAGGGAGCTATTGAAAAAGCATTAGGTCCTATCTTAAGACGGGAACAAATTGCTAGACAAGAATACATGAGTCTTTACCCAATGACTCCAACAAAAGATAAACAAACTAGAGCCAGATCTTTCCAAGCTAGATTTAAAGCTGGCGGTGTTAAGTTTGATAAAGGTGCTCCTTGGTACCCAGATCTAGAAGAGGAAATGGTTCGTTTCCCTAAAGCTAGACATGATGACCAAGTGGATGCACTTAGTTGGTTAGGTCTAATTGTAGACCAAGTACATGATGCTGAATCTCCTGCAGAGGAAGAAGAGTACGAATATTTGAAATCATTATCTCAACAACACGATGGTAGATCTGCTATAACAGGATATTAACTATGGAATTAGATGTAAAACTTGACATAAGTAAATTAGTCTCTTCACCAAACATTGCTGAAATGTTAGATGAAAGAGCTCTAAATACATTAGGATCTAGAGTCGTATCTGAATTTGATACTGATAAAGAATCTCGTAGTGTATGGGAACAACGTGTAGAAGAAGCTATGAAGTTAGCACTACAAGTTGCAGAAGCTAAATCATTCCCATGGTCAGGTGCATCTAACGTTAAGTTTCCATTAATTACAATAGCAGCATTACAGTTTCATAGTCGTGCTTACCCTGCTTTAGTACCTGCTGGGGAACTTGTTAAGATTGATCATGATGTAACAACAAATACAGATCCTTTTGGTCAAGATGAAAACCAAGCTCGTAATAAACGTGTTCAAAGACACATGAGTTACCAGTTACTAAAAGAAGATGAAGCTTGGGAATCTGAAATGGATAAGGTGCTTATTACAGTACCTATTGTTGGTTGTGCATTTAAAAAAACATATTGGGATTTTAATGAAGATCATCCTAAATCAGAAAACGTATTAGCTAAAGACTTTGTTGTTTCATATTGGACAAAGAATTTACATGACTGTGATCGTCAAACTCACGTTTTATATTTATCTACAAATGATGTTATTAGTAGACAACGTAGAGGTCTATGGTTAGATGTTAAGTTAGGTCGTCCTATCTTACAACCACAAGATTATTTAACTGTAGCTCAAGATAAACAACAAGGCACAGAAGATTACAATACAGATTCAGGAACTCCTTATGAGTTTCTTGAACAACACCGTTGGGAAGATTTAGATGGTGACGGTTATAAAGAGCCATACATTATTACAGTACACAGACCTACTAAAAAAGTAGTTCGAGTTGTAGCTAACTATTTTGAGTCATCTATTAAACGTAACATTAAAGATGAAATCATTAATATTAAACCTGAAAGTTACTTTACTAAGTATTCTTTTATTCCTTCTCCAGATGGTGGTTATTATGACATCGGATTTGGTATTTTATTAGGACCTTTAAATGAGTCTATTAATACTATTATTAATCAGCTTATCGATACAGGTACTATGGCTAATACAGCGGGAGGATTCCTTTCACGGGGAATTAAAGTCCGTGGAGGCAATTACAATTTTGCTCCTCTTGAGTGGAAGCATGTGGATTCTACTGGAGAAGACCTAGCTAAAGGTATTTATCCATTACCTGTTCGTGAACCTAGCCAAGTATTATATACACTATTAACAACTTTAGTTAACTATGGTGAACGTATTGTTGGTTCTACAGACATTATGGTTGGTGAGAATGTAGGTCAAAATACACCTGCAGCTACAAGCCAAACAATGGTAGACCAAGGTATGAAAGTATTCTCAGGAATATTTAAACGTATCTATAGAGCTTTAAACTCAGAACTTCGTAAAGTATATCGTTTAAACCAACTATATTTATCAGATGAATACAAGTTTGCTGGTAATGTTGTACTAGCTTCAGACTATAAAGACTCATCAGTTGACTTACGTCCTGCAGCAGATGTACAAGTTATTTCTGATACACAACGTCTAATGCAAGCAGAAGCATTAAAACAAACAGCATTAGCTGTACCAGGATTTAATGTTTACAAAGTAATGCGTAGATATTTAGAAGCACTTAAAGTACCAAACATTGAGGAAATCTTACCAGATCCTTCAGGTCCAAATGCATTACCACCTGCAGGTCCAGATGTTAAAGTTCAAGTTGAGCAAATTAAAGCTCAAGAACGTAAGCTTTCTCTTGAAACTAAATTTAAACTTGGCATCGCTAAATTACAAAACGAAGCTGAGCTTAATAAAGCTAAGATTATCAAAATGGAAGCAGAAGCAGCTAAAGCACTTGAGGAAGCTGGTGGTGTTAGAGCAGGTCATGACATTGCTATGTTACAAACTCAGTTGGGTGCTGCTAAAGCTCACCAAGATGGTATCTTAAGATCTATAGATATGTTAATGAAAGCAACTGAGGGAGCAGTAGAGTATGATAATAACGCAGCAGGAGTACTTGGATTGGGTGGAACATCCAGTAACCAAGGCACTGAAGAAGTCCCTACACAATGATAGGGAGTATCTCAAAGAAATGATTGTTCGCGGTAACGTGGATAATGAGGAAGAAGTAAAAGGTAGATGTAATGCAGTTTTAAATATCCTTAATATTACATATGAGGATTTAACAGAGGGAGCAAGAGAAGATGCAAAATACTAGTGGGATTCACCCAAAGGGTCATCGAGTTTTAATACTCCCAGATCCAGTGGAAGAAGTAACACAAAGCGGTATTATTGTTTCAGTTGGTGAAAACCGAGATAGAGAAAGACTAGCACAACTAAAAGGTACTGTTGTCGAATTAGGCAATACAGCATGGTTAGACCAACCAAGTCCTTGGGCTCAAGTAGGTGACCATGTAATCTTTGGTAAGTACTCTGGATTAATCTATCAGGGAGATGATGCCAAAGAATACCGTATCATTAATGATTTAGATGTTGTAGCATTAGTCGACTAGGAGAAAACATGTCAGAAGAAAAAGAAGTACAGCAACAAGAAACAAGTGCAGATCAAGAGGCACAGGCAGTTAATGAACAAACTCAAAAAGAAGCCCGTATATTTGGTTGGGTTCCTAAAGAAGAGTTTAGAGGTTCTGAAGATGACTGGGTTGATGCAGAAGTATTTGTAAAACGAGGTAAGGAAATTAATCCTATTCTCCGTAAGAATAATGAATTACTTATGAAGAAGTTGGATGAAAAAGCCAAAGAAATTGATAGCATAAAAGCATCCGTTGAAGAGTTTAAAAAGTTCCAAAAGGAATCATTTGAACGTAAGACTGCTGAGTATGAAGTACAAATTGCTCAGTTAAAGTCACAAAAACGTGAAGCTATTGCAGAAGGAAACGGTGATCTAGTCGTTGATATTGACGATCAAATTGATTCACTAAAGGAAGCACAGCGTGAGGCTAAGGAAGCTAGTAAAGCTAAACCAGAGCCAGAACAACCTGCTCAAGTAAGTATTCCAGATGATCCAGAATTACAAGGTTGGTTAAATAAAAATACATGGTTTGGTAATGATATTGAAATGACTGAACTAGCTAACACTTTAGGATCCTCTGTAAGAAAACAATTTCCTCACCTTACTAGTCGTGCCTTTTTAGAAAAGCTTGATGATAAGATTCGAGAGTACATGCCCAATAAGTTCTTAGGTAATAAAGCTAAGGGCAGTGCAGTAGATTCCTCAGGTAGTGTTAGAGGAACAGGATCTTCTGGTAAAAAGTCTTATGACAACTTACCTGATGATGCAAAACAAGCGTGTGATCGATTCATTAAACAAGGATGGATCAAATCTAAACAAGAATACATAGACAGTTACGACTGGAATTAAGGAGAACAATTATGGCTAAAGCATTAACAATTGAAGAGAAAAAAGAACAGGCACTTACTAGAACTACCACAGAACGTCCTTCACGTGAACGTCAAAGGAATTTATTTAATGGTACTCAAGCAAAGTTAACTGTAAATCATTTAATCCCTGGATACCACCTACACATCTTTAATGATGAACCAGGTAGAGTCCAGACCGCACTTGATGGAGGATGGGAGTTTGTCAGTCCTGATGAAGTGGGCGGTGTTAAAGATAGTGTAACGTCTGGTAATACAGATATAGGAGATAAGGTAAGATACCTCGTTGGTACAAGTGAGAAAGGTGATGGTCTTTATGCCTACTTGTTAAAGATTAAACAAGAATGGTTTGATGAAGATCAATCAGAGTTACAAAAACGTAATGATCGAGTAGATGCTGCAATCCGTGGTGGTGTAAACATTAAGGACGGAACAAGTTCTGATGGTTTCTATACTCCTAAGGGTGGCATTAACTACAAAACATAAACTTAATTTCTAAAAGGAAATAAAAATGGCTAACGCAAATACCCCTCGTGGACTTAGCCCAGTAGGAACAATTACTGGTGCTCCGTTTAACGAACAGGGTCGCCTCTATGCTATCGCTAACGACGGTTCTAACACTTACGCTATTGGCGATGTTGTTAAAGTTGCTGGTTCAAGCGATACAAACGGTGTACCTTATGTAACAAAAGCTCTTACTACTGATACACCAGTTGGTGTTATCGTTGGTATTCGTGTATCTGATCCAGGTGTATCTCTTGTAGGTACTACATTGGCTCTAAATACAATTTACTTACCACTTAATTCTGGTACTCGCTACGTTTACGTAGTTGATGATCCATCAATTATTATGCAAGTAACAGGTGATGCTACTGGTGTGGCAGCTGCTGACGTATTCAAGAATGCTGGTTTAACTATTACAGCTAACCAAACAACTCTTGCTCAATCAGCTCCGCTATCTTCAACGGTATTGAACGCTTCTTCATTCTTAGCTATTGCGTCTTCTGGCTCATTAGCTTTACCACTACAAATCATTGGACTAACACAAGCAGTTAATAATGCTGCTGGTGCCTATGCTCAAGCTTTGGTAAAATGGAACAAGCATCAATTCCTCAACCCAGTTGGCACGGCTTAATAAGGAGAATATAACATGGCTGGTATTATAACAACCGCTTCACACCCTAAGGCCCTATGGCCTGGGATCAAAGCATGGTGGGGTCAAGTCTATGACGAACATAAAGAAGAATATTCTCAATTGTTTGACAGTGACACATCCTCAATGAACTATGAAGAAGATGTTCAACTTACAGGTTTTGGTTTAGCTCCGGTTAAATCTGAAGGCTCTGGAGTTTCATACGATTCAGAAATTCAAGGTTTTACAACACGTTATACACACATTGCTTACGCTTTGGGTTATATCGTAACAAAAGAAGAGTTAGATGACAACTTGTATGAACAAGTATCACGTCGTAGATCTGCTGCATTAGCAATGTCTTTCCGTCAAACGAAAGAAAACGTTGGTGCTAACATCTACAATCGTGCATTTAACGGTACGTATTTAGGTGGTGATGGTGTGTCTTTAGCTTCAACAGCACATCCTAACACATCTGGCGGTACATTCGCTAATAAACCTTCAGTAGATGCAGATCTTTCTGAAGCTTCTTTAGAAGATGCACTAACAGCAGTTATGGGTTTCCAAAATGACCGTGGTCTTTTGATCAATGTTATGCCAAGAAGCCTAGTTGTTGCTCGTCAAAACTGGTGGAATGCTAATCGCATTATGAAATCAGCTTACACACCAACAACAGCAAACAATGCAGTGAACGTTTTAGTAGCGACAAATGCTTTACCAGAAGGTATTGTAATGAACCACTACTTAACTTCACCTAACGCATGGTTTGTTAGAACTAACATCCAAAACGGTCTTAAGTACTACTCACGTGTTGGTATTCAATTTGATCAAGACAATGATTTTGATACAATGAATGCTAAGGCTAAGGGTTACGAAAGATACTCATTTGGCTGGACAGACCCTAGAGCAATCTA